GGCTGCAAAAGCTCGACATGATACGCGGGAAAAACAGAAAAATTCGTCTGTTAAAAAATTCAGAGATAACCTAGAAATAGCAGGGAAGGCGGCAATAACATCATTTGCGGGAATATCTTCCCAAGTTTCACTAATCGCTCAGAATGCGAGTTTGAGTTTTTCTCCACAAGGTCAGGGTCCTGTTGAGGGTTTCTTTACTGATGCTGGGGCATTAATTGGTTTTCCTGAACTTGGCAAACGGTTTCAAGGACTAGCAGATAGTTTTACTGGTATGGTTAAGGGTCAGTTTGATGCACTTGATTTTGGTGCATCTGCACAAGATGTTGCTAGATTTGCTGCCAAAAATAGATCAACACTTGCGGCAGCGTTGAATGATTCGACACTTAGTCTATTGGATGTAACCGAAGGTACAATAGGTGGAACCGAACAGACATTAGCCCAATTTGGCGATAAATTAGAAAAAGAATTTGGATTCGTCGGAGTACAACAACTAGATGCTATTTCGAAATCTTTCAATATTCTAAGTAAGCTGGGTGTTCAAATAACGCCGGAGAATCTAGAATCATTGAGGCAGGGTGTAGAAGATGTTGCATCCACAAGTGATATGCTCGCTGATGAAGTCTTTTCTGAACTGGCAGGACTTGCAGGTGATGTAGATTTTCAAGCATTAACACTTGCAATGAATCAAGGTGAAGATGTTATGGCTATGTTAACTAGCTCGTTTACTACTTTGCAGAAATCGGTGGGTCTCAATATCGATGAATTTATAGCTTATCGCAAATTCTTAGCAAAGCAACGGACTCGAACAGGTTCCGAAAGACTGGTACAGTCAGGGTATGCTGGACAATTGGCACGGTCATTAGGCATGGACCCTAAACAAATAGCACTAATTCAACGCGGGGTTATGTCGCGAGAGGCAGTAGGGCGAGAAGGGAATGGTGCTGAATTTGATAGGTTGTATAATCAAATGCGTGAGCTTGCAACTAATGCCCGAATGGATGCCGCCGCATCGGGCACAATGCAAGGAATGTCCACCATTCAAGCTATTGATATTTTGATGAAAGGTGCAGGAACAGAAGAATTAATGCTACGCGGACGTAGACAGTCAGGTGAAGCAGAAGCAGTTGCTAAAGCACAAGACGCTCGATTAAATCAATCAAAGTCAAAAACGTCAGATCTACAAAGTATTAATGCTACCATAAATTCTTATATGCGTGGTATAGCACAATCAGCATTTGGATTGCCTGCACTTGCGACAACAGCAGCAGCAGCGAGAGCAACCCCTGCAAATGTTGCTAAAATTGCTGCCCCTGCACTTGCGACAGCAGCGAGAGCAACCCCCCCTGCACTTGCGATAACATCAGCGGGAGTAACGGGTGGTCTGCTGGGCACCGCTATAACCAAATATACGGATATTGATAGTTATATTGGTAGTTCTGTATACGCCATGCAGGAAGCGTTATTTGGTGTACCGGAAACACAAATGGGTGAGCTTCTTCGAAAAATTAGTAATACCCGTGGGCGTGAAGCTATAATAGAAAACCGAATTAAACAGACAGAATCTGATACTCTAAAAGAGACACTAGAAAAAGTATTAGCCGAACAAATCAAAACACGTGAATTAGCACAACAAGAGCTTGATCGATTGACTGCAAATGATAATAGGCCGGAAAATGTGTCTTTATTGAATCCAAGTGGTAGCGGTTCTGAAAAACCAACGGACGCAAGGAGTGGTGGCTAATGCAGATTGATTCCAGTGTTGAGAATCTACTACATGATTTCATAGTACACAGTGCAGAAAACGGCGATCTAACAAACCTCACTAATCATCTGTCTATTGGGTTTGTTGTAGATAATGATGATCCTTTGCAGCAGGGCAGAGTTAGAGCCTTTTGCCCAGCATATAACGATGATCCTAAAAAGCTGTTACATGTTCCGTGGAGTGCATACGTATCACCGTTTGGGGGTGCGGTTAATCAGAATCAATATGTACGTGGTTCTATGGAAGATAACGCTACAAGTAACGGACCCATGCACTATGGATTTTGGGCAGTCCCTGAAATTGGTGCCCATGTTCTAGTAGGATGCATCAATGGTGACCCACGACGCAGATACTTTATTGGGTGCTTCCCAAGTCACCAAGAAACGCATACGATAGGTAATGGTCGATTCAAACACGGAAATGATAAGGTTGATGGTCCTTTGACTTCAACTGGTAATCCTATTCAGCCAACATACAACAAACTACAAGAAGCATTCAAGCAGGAAACAGATTCAGCAGAGTGGAAAACGCGCGGTGCTGATTATCAGGTAACCTCGATTACCGAACCCCCATCTAACGATAAAGAAGCTTACGTTGATGATGACTATAACACAATTTCAAATAATGAGATAGATGATTGGGTCAAGGAAAAACTGGGAGAACATGGATACGATTGGACCGCATACAAGAATATCGGATCATTCCTATCCCCTAAGACGTATACGTTTACTACACCGGGATTCCACAGTATCACATTAGATGATAGACCGTTCAACTCTAGAATAAAGATTCGAACAACTGCTGGTGCTCAAGTTCTACTTGATGATACGAATGAGCGCATGTATATTGGGACTAGTGGTGGTAAGGGTTGGGTAGAAATGGACTACGCTGGTAACGTTGATTTGTATGCCGAGCGCCGTCTATCCGTACATGCTGAAAAGGACATCAACATAAGTGCGGGTGAGTCTATCCGCATGAAGGCCGGTAAGTTCATTTCGATGTATGCTGGGGATACCCGAGGACAAACGCCGCTGAGTGACCCTGTGCCCGATGGTGATATCCGCATCCAAGCCAGCAATGATCTACATCTTAAAACAGAAGAAAATATGCGTATTGCAGTTGGTCAAAATTTACTTGCAAATGTTGCAGGTAATACCGATATAGATTTGACGGGACGGCTAAACCTTGAATCTGATGGTGAAATGTTTATTGAATCACTAGCAAACATTAAACTTGATAGTCCTAATATAGATTTCAGAGTTTCTGGCAAAGATACTACGGTCAACGACCTAATGAATTTCTTGGATGAATTTGTCGGGGATGTAAACGACCTACGAACCAAGTATAACTCACATGTACATGGTGGTAGTGGGCCACCATCACCAACTGACACCCCAGATATCAACGAAATTAACGATGAAAGCTTGGCTGCTAATCCTGACCCTGACTTAGATTTAACCCAACTGGCACCATGGACTAATCGTGTTCCACAGCATGAGCCATGGCCGCGTGTCATGATGCAGGACTCGGATGACACCGAAAACGAGCAAAACGATGGATATGTTAATAATGTGGACTGGGTAGAACAATATGACAATATCGTTCGAGATGGTGACCCATCGGGCCGAGAGCCGATAGGCAAAGTTGAAGGCGACGAAGAAATCGAGCGCGGCCTGTTCTGGCGAAGGTAATAATCATAAATACAATAAAGGTTATTGAACATGGCTACTTATAAAGGCGTATCGTTTAAAAATTGGGGATACAATAAATCTTTGGTGTTGACTGATGTCGAATTGGTTAAGCGTGATTTATTAAACCACATTTATACCATACGCGGAGAGCGAGTAGGGCAACGTGGGTTTGGGACAAACATCGAACTATTGTTGTTTGAACCCTTTGACGAGAATACTATTGCGCGCATTGCTGATCAGGTACGAGAAGTCATTAACTATGATCCTCGTGTTGTGTTGATCAACAGTACAGATTTTTCGGTCACACCGTATCAGAATGAAAGTCTATTGGCAATTACTGCTAGATTATTTTTTGTTGAGCTAAATTTGATGGAACTATTTCACATAAACTTGGAGTTTGAATCCTAATGAGTAGAATTGTAAACAGAGCAGAAAATTGGGAGCGAGCATATGAAGCGTTCCAGCAGGTCAATTTTGCTGCATGGGACTATCAAACAGTCAAGGAATCGCTAGTCGATTACATGAAGCTGTATTATCCCGAGGATTTTAATGACTTTATCGAGTCAAGTGAGTTCATTGCGATTATCGAGCTATTTGCATATGTTGCGGAGCTTGCAGCATATAGATTTGACCTGAATGCACATGAGAACTTCATTACCACTGCTGAACGTAAAGAATCTGTTCTGCGTCTAGCTAAGCTACTATCATACAATCCGAACCGTAATATTCCGCTTCGTGGGCTAGTAAAGATGACAAGCGTCAGTACAACTGAACGCTTATTTGATTCCAATGGTAATGACCTATCCAATGTAACTGTGCGATGGAATGATCCCAATAATTCAAATTGGAAAGAGCAATTCATCCTTATAATGAACAAGGTTATGGATCAGAATTTCGGAACGGTATCCCCATCCGATAGAACACAAGTGCAGGATGTGTTGTTCGAACGATATAAGTTGACCAACAACACACTTTCAACTAACACGTTGCCATATGCCATTACTGTATCGAATGAAAACTTGCCTATGGAGCTTGTCAGTTCAGACCTTAATGAGTTTGGACCTCTGGAAACTCGACCGGAACAAAATCTACAACTAGCTATTTTGTATCTTAACGATGGACTTGGGGATTCCAGTGATAACACCGGATTCTTCTTCTTCACCAAACAGGGATCACTACAAAGAACTGAAGCAACATTTGATGGTATCACACCAAACCAAACGTTTGACGTACTAATTTCTAACAGTAACGAAACCGATGTATTTGTTAACAACATCGACGACACTGGTGCTATTATTGAAACAGCTAACGACTTTGATGCTGTTAGACGTTCAGGTGAATGGGTATCTGTTGATACTGCCGGTGGACAAAACGTAATTTTCAATAATAACCGCAATCGAAACAAATACGAAGTTGAAACACTAGACGAAGACCGATTCAGGTTGATATTTGGTGACGGTAAATTTGCTTCAATTCCATCTGGCCTATTTGAGATATGGTCGCGAACCTCAGCAAACACTGATATTCCAATTCCAACTACGGCAATTCAGAACGTCGCAAGTTCATTCACATATCAAGACCCACAGAATAGTGAACAAACATTCAACTTCGCATTCTCACTATTGTCGCCAATTCAAAATGGTGCTCCAAGTGAAGACATTGAGAACATTAGGCGCACTGCTCCGGCTGGCTACTTCACACAGGATAGAATGGTCAACGGTAGAGATTACAACGAATTTCTACTTCAGGATAACACAATTCTAAAACTTCGTGCCATAAATCGCACATTTGCTGGTGATTCAAAGTATATCCCATGGCATGATCCACGAGAAAGCTACGAGAGTGTAAAATTATTTGGTGACGATGGAGTTGTCTATTTCGAAACCCGCCTAGATAATGAAGAGGCTTGTCAAACGATATCCGCGTCATTGTTACCTTCGGAAAACCCACCGGATCATGACGATCTAGTAAATGCTCTGATTGATAACTATATTGAACCATTGCTTTCATCGACAGCGTTTTTCACTCGCTTTACACTTGAGGGTCTATCACCGTCGTCAATTAGAACAGCGTTCACGGTTGCTGAAAGATCAATTTTGGAAACTGCATTAATTGATGCTATTGACAATCCACCGTCAACTGCGTATTTCGATTTTGATGGCAGTGATTGGTCAGAGGACACTGGTGGGACAGATTATTGGTTCAGTATCGCATCGACTGGCAGTGGGAATTGGGAACTTTGTTACAAGACGTTTAGGCTGATCTTCCACAGTGACGAGACTAAGTTCTGGAATACGAACAATAACGACGCAGTAATAAGTGGCGATACGTTAGCAACTAATTTAGACACCATCACCGTGCTTAAGGCAAACGTGGGCACACCAGCATCATCACCTACAATTTTAACACAAAATTACAACTTTGATGTATTGGGCCAACGAGTTATCACCGATGGTGTAGATTCTGGACTACCAAGTATTCAAGACCTTTACATTCTTCCAGATGACGCAAATGACGACGGTTTCCCAGACAATCCAGACTTGGCATATTTAATTGCTGGGGATGACTATGTATACTTCAATCGAGTTGACAATAATAGCCCATGGGTATTCCAGACAGTAGATCAAGATGTTGATGTAGCTGCGGAATGGACGCAGGATCAGTCAGACAATCTCGATCCTGTTGATCAGTTATGGAAACGTGAAAATGGGGTCGAAGGTGTCAACTTTGCTTGGTTCCATAGAACACCTAGATACCATTTGATTGACCCCGCTACTTCTAATATAATCGACATGTACTTAGTTACACGGGGATATGCTCAAAACATTAGACTGTGGTTGAATGGTCAGACTTCTCAGCGACCTGAAGCACCAACACCTTTCCAATTACGTGCAGACTACCAGAATCTTCTTGAAAGTAAAATGATTTCTGATACAGTGGTACTACATCCGGGCAAAATCAAAGTGGTGTTTGGTCCTAAAGCTGATCCAGAATTGCGAGCATCCATTAAGATTGTGCGTTCACAGGATAAAAGCTTGAGCAATACACAGGTCAAGAGTACCATTGTAGAAACGGTACGTGAGTTCTTTGATATCACCCAATGGGAATTTGGTGAAACGTTCTATTTCTCGGAACTGTCGGCAACCATACACTCAAGATTGCCAAGCGCATTGGATGGTGTAGTTCTAGTTCCAACGCTCAACACAAATGAATTTGGCGATCTATATCAAGTCTTTACTCGTGAAGATGAGATTATTCAGGTTGATTTTTCGGTGGACGATGTTGAAATTGTTGAGTCACTTGACCCCCGCACTCTAAGGCAGTAAAAAGGAGCACTTTTCCTTCCCATACATGGGGGATAAATACTCTTAATTGCTACTGAATACGAGGGCATAGTGAGTAACCATAAAGATTTTTCGGACTACGATAAACCGAGGACTGACCTCAATAAACTTCTTCCTGCTGAGAATATCAAGGATGCAAAAATCCTTGAAGGTCTCAACCATAACCTATTCAATAGGTTTTTAACAAAGGATGAAGTTGAGCGCGTATTTGGTATAATTGGTTCTACAGAAAACAGCACCGACTCTACTCTTCGACAAATCGCGGAGCCAACAGCATATCGACAAGCAAACCAACTGCAACCACTCCTATACAATAAAGTAGGTGATGTTGATTGGTTAATGTCTTTCCGTGACTTTATGAACCGGCTTCGTTTGCTTGGTGTCGATATCGATAAGTTCAACGAATGGGGCAACAGCCTACAATTCAACTGGATTCCACCCATCGATCTTGATAAGCTAATCAACTTCCAAGACTATTTTTGGGATTCGAGTAACATCGATAACCCACCACAATACATTACTATCAAGAACCTTTGTAATTGGGTTACAGATCGTCGCACCCAAATCATGCGTAGTATCGGGTCATCGATGCCCACGTACAGCATTTCGGCATATGACGAACCAAGTAATATTGTTCGAGTATCCGGTAATCAAACAACTACAATCCGTGATGGTGAGACTGTAGTATTATCGGGCACTGGAACTGTGCCCGTATTTGCTCCAGTAGTATCCACGGCATACAATGTTGGTGGGGATTACACTGAAGTAGCATTTAATGTTGCTGATTACGATATCGAAATAGGTGTAAATGACAGCTATGTGTCATTGTCAAAAACTGAATTAGCAGTTCTAACTACGAATGCTTTGAACAACACTATCACCGTTGCAAGTGATGTGACTAATTTGTTTGTCAACGGGTATGTGTTCAGCAGCGAAGCCAGCACAACATCACAACCTACCACCATGTGGACCGTTGCAAGTTCATCGTTTGATGTAATTAACAACCGTACTGTGATTACATTAAACCAAGAACTCGATGGTACCTTTGACTGGACACGTATCAGTGCGACGCCAATACTGCGCTCAGTGGAAGCCGAATACAACGTCGCATGTAATAATCCATACACCGTAAGCCAATTTGGAACGTTTGACGAATCTGACATTGGTGATATAATCTGGGCTCGAAACTTCCTACTATTACAGTCAACAGGTTCAACAACTTTCGGATCAAGCTTTCTAACAGACCCGAGTGGGTCAAAGGATTTCTTGGACGGTACTTATCAAGACGGTGATATACTTAAGATTACAGGGACTGGTTTCGATGATGAATATACCATCACGAACCTAATTACATCAAACCTGCTGGATTTGGGAAGAACATTTTTCAACGAACCAACAGTGTCTTATCAGATTCTGCGCCGTCGTAGCCTAGAAGATATTTCATTCACTACAGCGCCACCGGCTATCAATGTAAGCCAACTTTGGCTTGATACCGAAAACGACCAACTTCGTCAATGGAATGGCTCTACTTGGGCTGTAGCTGTAGATCGATTCAGCCTTATTGTTGATATAAGCAATAATAATCATCTTGTAAGTTACCGCCAATCTGATGATTGGTCCGAGCAGAACAATTGGATTCATCGCAGTGAAATCAATAATTTCACGGGCAAATCCCGAGCACAATTGCCAATTATTGAATATTTCCCACTACTGGAATTGTCGGAACATTCCTTTGCTGAAAAGGCATGGAGATATCGCAGAAACGATGCAGTATCGTACACACCCACAGATACTCAACCTACGTTGTTTGAACTGGTTGACACTCGTGTAGTTAGTGGTGGCGAAGTTTCATTCTCGAATTCTACCACATTGCTATTTGGCGAGCAGTTTGGTAACTTATCTAATGACTTAACGCCGGGGACTGAAATTCAGTTAGGTGACTTCGGAACTAACACTGGGGTCAATACCGTACTGTCCTCTGAGTTTTTACAACTTGCACCGGGTCAGCGATACAGAACCCGTGTAACGCTAGCTGAGCCAATTATAAACCCACTTGACGTGCCTGTAGGTGCTTTTGTTGCACCAACATTTACGGCAGAGGGCGACCCATGGCTAAGCACAGATGTATACCATTGGCAGTTTGAAGGTATTGTTAACATTGCAGCATCCAGTTACACGCCAGAAAGAAACCCGATGCTGGACGAGGTTGTCACCACGTCCACAATATCTGCCGGAACTATTGAAACCATCATCGGTTTATACTTCCAAGAATTCAAATACGTCACGGGGTCTGGCTCTGTATTTGGGCCACTGTTGGAACTTGATAGTTCGCTACACGATTTGTGTTTGTATGAAGATTTCCAAGAAGGTGATTTACGGGTTTACATAAACGGTGAACGCCAATATGGTAATTTTGTTGAAATGGCCTCTGGTGTTGCGAGTGATTTCGTGGGCTCAGTTCAATTCAACCCCGATGTTGAAATTAGTGAAAACGACATTGTTCGAATTGAGCTTGGTGAATATGCATTGGAAGATATCGGTCGTAAGAATGTTACGGTCAGTACATCTTCTGGTCTTGAACAGTTTAACCTTGTAGACAATCGTCGCATCGAGCAAGTAAAAACTGAAAGATCACAATACCCATGGTTTAGTATTTACGATGTTGATTTTAGTCCATTTACCTTTGCTAGTCGCATATTTGTATATAACGAAGACTCGACGGGCGTTTACGAGCCCAATATCGATCAACGTATAGTGTTTGACCCTGTTGCGCGAGATTACACATTTGCACAAGAATTAATGGACGAAGATACTGAAGCATTATACGTATACCGTGACCTACGTGAATATGATGACGAGTTCCAGTCTATTTGGAAACGCGGAACCCATAACGAACAATACGTACCAATTCAAGCCGATGGTTTTTGGGAAATCCCGAACCAGCTATACTACAATGTGCAGCATGAAAACAAAAGCACAATCAGACTTACGGAAGTGTTTAGGCACTTTAACAGTATTGTGCAAGCTCAATCTGCACCGGGTATTGTCAATGATACCTTTGCTAATTTATTCCACCTAGACAACTCAGTAAATTATGGTTTGGGTGGGACTATTAAAGAACATAACGATGGGTTCGATACACTCATGTCTGCTATGTTTGTAAACAATGTCAACCCAGTTGAACTAATCCAGTTTGCAAATGACCGATATGATAATGGGCAAGTTACACTACGTGAGATTCTAGAAGATAATATTGGCTCTTATTTCTCACAGGCTGGTTTTGACAACCTTTCTGAGCTTACTGCATTTGTAGTTGACTCCACTAAAGATATATTTGAAAAAAATGATAGGCTTGATCAGTGGTTTGGAGATAGCGCCACATTTGACGAAGCGACTAATACCGGCGTTAAGAACTGGATCGCAACCATACCATTTCTCGGGTTAGCCCCCAAGGTAAAACCTTATTTGGTTCGAGACGACGTACTAGGTATACTTGAAATAGTGCACCATGATGGTCATCGCAAGGACGTAAAACTTAGTCCAGCTTCAATTGAATTATTGTACAATATAATTTCCAAAAATACAAATAATACAACACAGGTTGTTGCATCAAGCGGTGAAGCTTTTCCAACACTTGCCGCCAATGGTGACTTTTTAATTCGCACAAACACCACCGAGAAGACAAGAAAGCTATACCGATACAACACCCTTGCAACGTGGGAACTAGTCGAACTATCCTTACTTGTGGCGGATATTCTCCTACAAATTGAAAATGACTTGTACGACTTATTGTCAGATCAGGCTCTTCCTGAAAACTTCGTGTCCAAATACAATTTCTTAACGACACAGGAAGATAGTGCATATGATGGACAATTACGTGAAAGGTTCTCCCAATTCCTTGCTGAAAGAAATGTACAGGGTGCATTCGTTAATGCCGGTTACCGCCAGAACAACCCGTTCACATGGAACTACGGGTTCACGACCATTCAAGTTGACCCATTAACTGGTGGTAATAATACATCCGTTTTCAGTTCATGGGAAGCGCTATACGAGTCCGTGTTCCGCACACCATATCCGCACTTGGAGCCATGGAAATTACAAGGATATGATTCTAAACCAGACTATTGGGATACTCAATACCGCGACCCAACAAACGTCCGGCGTTGGAAAACTGTTATGTGGACGAACATACTTGATGGTATTATTCCTATTGGTCAAGTGGCACCTGATACAAACTTAGGAACTGGAACGCCATCACAGATTACAAATCTGTATAGTTATGTTCCAGTAAACATTGAAAGCACAAACACATCAGACGGGTATTTCCCAGATTCACTGTTACCGCCATATTGGAACAGTAACAATTCATCAAATCCAGCTGTTCGAAGCTTACATGATTCGGGTAACAATGAATTCGTTGTAACCCCAAGTGCGGGTTATGAATTCGGTCAAATTGGCCCAGAGGAATGGAATTGGAAGGTTTCATCACAACGCCTATATGATGAACTTATTGTAGCGTTCAAGATTCAGCCACTAAAGTTCTTAAACCAAACGTTTGGGCCTGAACTTATTGATGTTGCATGTTTACAGGTAGACGACCGTAGTAATAAGGTAGCAAGCCACCGTAACATCAATTTCCATGGTGATATTGTCAATGGTAACACCGTATTTAAGGCTAGCGGGCTTAACCAATGGTATGTTCATTACAACAGATACCGTGGGTTTGATGGTATTTCCTCCGAGTTCCGTGATCTGTGGCGAGATTGGGAAGCACCCCTAACATATCAATTCGGCGCGTTCATTAACACTCAAAACTTCATCAAGATTGGTTCAGATATATTTGATGTAACCGATCAGGATCGAGACATACTTTTCAAGAAGACATTGGGAATTCGTGACGTATGGCTTGATGGTATAAACGCTACAATGCTGTCCTCCCCATCGCGCTTCTCTTCTGAGTTTGATAAGGGCATTGGTTGGACTGTTGAATTCAAAAACACATCTCCCGTAGCTCGACCAATCGAGACATTCGGCGTGCAGAATTATCCAGTCCGCGTTACCTCCGGGGACGACACGTATAGGACATTCAGCTTCAACATTGAGGCAGTGGAACTTGAACAAAGCTTCGGCTATGATATAGTACAGTATAGTGAGACAGCGGCACCAACAGTTTCAACGGAACTAGCCAACGATACTACACCTTATTATGCCAGCGTATTGTTTGACGGAACTACGACTGTAAACTTGATTGTGTTGGGGCAAGATGCACAAACATTCGGTGACCTAGTTGACGTACTAAATTCACAACTTGGCTCGGCTGGCACTGCATTCATTGAGGATGGTAACCTTTATATCGCCAGTGATAAAATTGGTGGAAGTACCTTTGCCTCAATCACTGATTCTGGACTATTTTCTACTGTCAGTTCAAACTATCAGGGGACTAGTGGTAATCAGTTTAACTTTATCAAATTCAACAAGGTATTCTATGTCGAAGACGATGTTGTGCAGTATTTTAATCGCAACACAACATTCGAAATTAAAGACTCTACTAATTTCAACGGCACATATACTGTAGTTGTAGCATCATATAATACTGAAAGCCAATTAACACGCATTGAAGTTCAGGAAAATATTAGCATTTCAAACAGCGTAATCGACGGGGTTATTGAGCCTGACACCGCAGTTACATTACCGGATTCATGGGTTACGGGCACCGGACTATCTTGGGGTACAAATACTTCTCTACCCGCACCATTTAATCAAACTGACCTATTCTACATGATACGTGTAAATGATCGAGAGTTCAAGCTTTCCACTACACGTGATGGTGCATTAAATGGAAACCCCATTACCCCAACTAGTGTCCCTGACGGTATTTTCTACGTTGGTCGAATTAAGAACACGTTCACAGCATTCCAAGCTCGTGAAGTATTGGCGTATTGGAAACAGCATTACGTCGATAACCGAATAGTACGCACGTTACCCACTCCGGTAACAATTTCTGGTATACAGAACTGTATCGATTTCCTAAACGGATATTCTGCGTATCTTGAGAGTATTGGTTTTGTTTACGCAAACCCCGACGGCAATAATAGTGACCCTACAACCGGGCGTGAATATAATTGGCAACTAGAAACCGAATATTTGATCGAATTCCTATATACCGCGAGACGAACAGGACAGGAGATTCGCGAAGAATACGCAATTGCTCCAAACAATATTTCCAATAACTTTACTAGTCAAGAGACTATTGCATGGAATACTGGGACACGAGTAACGTTCAACAGTAGCAAGGGAACACTCCCAACCGAGTTCAACAATCCAATTGCGGATACTATTGGATACTACGTAATTCGCACGGCTACTCCGGGTGTATTACAATTGGCGGCTTCGCGTTCAGCTGCGGTTAAAGGCAATGCTCTAACGTTTACTGATAACGGTGAAGGTGCGCTGAGTATTAGAATTTCACCAGAGACAAAGAGATTCCCATCTATTGATCTAAATCCACACAAGAATATGATATTCATTGATCATGATACTGGTGTTTTATCCAATGTACTGACTGGTTCTGATCTAGATGTACTCACCAATCAGCGAGTATATGATCAGGATGGTAGAAATCTTGGAATTACAGATGTTGCAGTATATCGTAAAGATGAAAGATCGCAAATTGAGCTAACCGGTCAACGCGTGGCGTCAAACGATACCAACACAACTACTGCCAGATACATGAGCGGTATGCATTTGTTCTTTGACGGATATGAGCATATTTTGCAATTCCAGAATTATAGCGTCAATGGTATATTGATTTACGATCCATTTTTGGGTATCAACACTCCTAGATTTGATGTTGAGTTCGATAAGCAAGATAAATTCACACTACGCCCAAATGTTGGCGGAAACGTTATCCTTGATCGTGGTCAGGTGCAGAATATTGAATCAGCAATTGAGTCTTTGCGCTTTGCATACAGTACCACGCAGAGCAAAGAAGGTGAAGTTATTGTAGAAAACGTCCGTAAATCTCTAGGATACGACGGACCTTACGATTATGCGGATGATCTTGGCATCACCGATAAATCACAATTCCTGTTTTACCGTGGCTTGATTCAGAAGAAAGGAACCAACTTTGCAGCTAATGCCTTTACAAATCAGATATCATACGACAACATTGAAGTAGATGAATTCTGGACATACCGAATTGATTGCTTTGGAGATTCTAAGCAGAAAATATATCCAGAACTAAAACTATCTGGCCGAGACGTTATACGCAAAGAACTACGCCTTGAATTCGTTGAACCATTTGGTACAGCTTCTGACACATCATTTGAAGCAGTTGAAATTGACAACGAATCAAGATGGTTCGAGCAGCCAGATCAGGTGGAAAAAATATCGCCGCGTGACAGATTCTATGTTAATCCGCGCATTATTGAAAGAATTGAAGATGTACGAGCAAACGATAATTATTTTGATTTCAATGGGGATGATTATTTGTTGCTTGAAGCAGCAGCCGACGCGGCATTTATCAATTTTGTATCATCTATTGGGCCACCCGTTGTATACCAACAGCTAGTAGAAGGCGTTGATTACGAGTTTGTTACAAACACTCTAATTAGATTTATCAACCTTCCGGTGAATTCTGGTGATACTCCAACCAATGTGAGTACACTGGCATATAACTATGATGCCCAAAACCCAGCTAAGATAATAAACACGCGAGCGGGCGAAGTAGAAACTGAAGTTCCTTTCTGGAATCCTCGTCGCCAACAGTACTACTCACGTGCAATCTATCCCGTCAACTTCAGGGTGGATGAAGACCCGGCTGGATACAGCAACCCGATTGCAAATGCAGTCTCTGCTGCTAACAATGTTTGGGATTCACGTTTCAATAACAATGTGTGGTTCGATATCAACTCCGAGGGGTATCTACCATTTGATGATCCAAATGTCCAAAGTGATTTGAATATTAGACTGCGAAATTGGGGCAAGCTAGCCGATTGGGCCACAATTAAACTATACCAATGGACGGAATCCGATGTTCTCCCAGTGGAGTACGATCAACTCTCATCCGAGCAAAACAGCGCTGGCATATTGCCGATCAATGATAGAAAAACGGGGCAAGCACGTAAGGTTGTTTATCGTAATGACGGAACTACACTTGCACCTGTCTGGGTCGAAGAACGCAACCAACATTTTGATTTTGTTGCGGAAATGATCGATTCTACGGTACCGACCAACTTGGTGATATCTACGTCATATAGCGCATCGGGCCTTTCGTTTGACGTGGATGTGGACGTGTATGTAGACGGTAAATATGTAGAGTCAACGCAGTTCTCTACTAATGCCGATTTCGACACATACGCAGGGAATGTGGTAACTGGAACTGGATTGCCACAGGGTAAACTAATTCATATTGTTCTACCTGCTACGGTTCCAACGCAGTTACAACTAGACAATGTATCATATAAACTTGACACACCATACTCAACGATTAACCGTATCGATCCTGTGACCGGAAACGAGAAATTCACTTATTATTTCTGGGTAGAGAACCGTTTGTCTGATATTCAAGTAAAGGGTGGACCACTAGGAAGCACCACGCTTAAGACGATGCGTGAGCAGTTCGAGAATATACCAACCCCGTATATGATTCCGAACAACGTTGTGGACCTAACAGCTACTTCTTATGCTGATTTGTTTGACACAAACAGTCCAAAGCGCGAAGACACCGTGTCTTATGAGTTCCCGTTTGTCTACAACCAGCTAATTATTAAAGGGCTGGCAGAGCGTGTACGAGCGGATGATGCATATACGTTGCGATTTACACGAGACTTCACGTTACGTGATAACTTGGCTAATAATGATCCTAGTGTAAGTGAGCTTCAATTAAAGAACCTTCATTGGCAGTGGAAACTATTCCGAGAGAAGCAGTTTACCAAGATTGACCGCATTCTATGGAATGCTATCACTGAGTCTATTCTCGGATTCCAATACGATGGCTCACCATTGTTGGATATTACGCCTACTCCAACACCGAGTATTACACCAACCGTATCACCATCACCATCTGGAGTTGTTGGGACGCAGACACCTACGCCTACCCCATCAAATACGGGTACGCCGTTCCCTACGCCGACACAGCAGGCAACGCCAACCGTAACTCCGAACCCTACGACAACACCACCGGTTACGCCACCCAACACACCGGGGCCAACTTCGACGCCTGCTCCTACACCACCGGTTACACCATCGAGAACACCGGTTGTTTCACCAACACCGTCACCTGCAGAGGTTCTTGGTTTGTTCTTCCCGTCAACAGGTACAGTATATTCGGGAGATATTATTGACCAACACAATGTGTTCGATCCGCAACCGGCCAGCACAGGCATGCAATTTACACGTACTGGGATTAACCCGGAAAATTCTGTAATTGTTAGAGGTGTTGAACGTTATAAATGGATGAAGCCAATTGGTTTCCCGAGTAGCCCATATGAAATCAGGGTTTCGGTTAGTAGCGGGGCATTTACCAGTGGAAGTGCAATAAATACTTGGATAGACCTCGGAACATTCAGCCCTGCATGGTCGATAACACAAAATGGTATTGGTGCTCGTGCGGTAAGTGGTACGGTGCAGATAAGAGAAAAATCTGGTGGGGCTATAGTCCTAAGTAGGGATTTCTCGTTTAGTGCAAATGTCTCTGGTGATAGTGGTGGTGGCAAAGTTCGCGGCGTCCCGATTGAACGGATTCGATAATGACTGATCAGACAAAAATTCTACCAACTCTAGAGCGAGTACTCTATGATGAAATGTTTGGGACAGACACTCGCTTTGGTCTGGGACCTGAACAGATTTTTGTTGACCCGGATTTGGCTAAGTCTACTATCGTAGCTATACTCACGAACACAAATCGTAATTTTGTCGGTATTGATATCGATACGTTCGTTAATACTCAGGTTAACTTTGATACTCCCGAAGATATAATTGCAACAATGGGTGCAATTTATGATAACTTTCAGGTCGAAGATGTAAACTATATTTTCTTTCAGGTATTACAAGATGCATTTGTAAACAAAATGAAGTTTAAAGAGATATTCAAAACTTCTTGGGTTGCATTACAGGTTAAAAATAATGTAACGGCACCACGGATTGCGCCGCAAGTCGATTCTAATCTTCAAGAGGGTGGGACTTGCTTTGTGGAATCACCACAAGTCACACCATCTCCGACTTCTTCACTTACACCAAGTGTTACACCATCATCGTCTGCGGTTACGCCAACACCAACACCAACGGTGACGCGTACAGCGACTGTGACGCCAACGAACACGGCCACACCAGCGTTGACGCCAACGAACACGGTTACACCAACGTTGACACCAACTAACACTGCAACGGTTACACCAACCGTAACGCAAACAGCAACGGTTACACCAACTGTGACGGCTACTATTTCGTTGACACCAACTGTGACCCCGACCGTAACGCAAACAGCAACGGTTACACCAACTGTGACGGCTACTATTTCGTTGACACCAACAGTGACACCAACGTTGACACCAACGAGTACACAGGACCCTACTTCGACGCCGCAGCTAACCCCAACGACGACAATTACACCTACTGTGACACCAACGGTTACTGCTACTGCGACACCTACTTCGACGCCGCAGCTAACCCCAACGACGACAATTACACCTGCTGTGACACCTACTGTGACACCAACGCCTACACCATCGGTAACGCAGACTGTAGCTGTTTCGGCTACGCCTGCACCAACGATCACACCGACGGTTACGCCTTCGAATACGCCGCCTGTTACGCCACCTCCAACGCCTACCCCGTCTGCATCGCCATTTGCTGTGACAACGGGAACATTGGGTGTGGGTGTGGATTCATCCAAGGCGAGTACCACGTATGGCTATGGTGAATTTATTGGTTCACTGAGCAATACAAGCTTCAGGGGCTATACCATCACTGGTGTTTTTTGGAACGCAGTTACCAATACGATAATGAGCATAACGCTAAATGCGCCTAACCTTGGTTCTGGCTTCATGGACCTTGTTACATACAACGGTCAATCGGACGTTACGCGCCTTTCCTATACAACGAACGGAAGTTCTACCAGTACCTATGCGTTCAGCTTCAGTGGTGCGTTGCCTACAAGTGGTTCTTCTTCAATTACTATCAAGGGTTCATAAATAAATACACCAGAGGTATCAAAATGAAGTACAGGCACATATCAGGCAAGATTTATGAAGCAACCGTGTTGGGTCAGACCATCATGGTTGAATACGATGGTGACAACCCGGAAGAGGACGTTACTTCGATAGCTGTTGATCGGGTGTTAAACCACGAACACACAGAGTATCGAACTAGTGGAATGAAACACGGGTTATTCGATACACAAACCGGGTCCGATGAAGAAGTTATCTGATTGGGTCCAGACAATCTGGTTGTTGCTTCATGACTACGGTAGAACAGACCAAGTTTTCCGGCTTTATGACCTTACCCCCAGATTTATTCAACGCGGTCTAGTTCGCAAGCTTTCCCGCTACCCGGAAGGAAAGAAGTTGCTACGTGGTGACTTCAACACGGTAGCGGGTTTGATGCAGGACCGTGAATACCTACAGTCTTTCCCTGAAGGCTCACTAGGCCATGCACTAGGACAGTTGCAGTTACCCAACCTCTACACCGTTAACCACCGTGACTCCTACACCGTTAACCACCGTGACTCCTACACCGTCAACCACCGTGACACCTACACCGTCAGCCACCGTGACGCCGACAGCCACCGTAACCCCGACACCATCTGGATAATAGCATGATTAAAACAGACATACAGACTGATAATTTCTACTATAACCAGCAGCTACGCAAGCATATTGTTCAGTTCATGGCTATTTTTTCGGGCATGAAAGTGTCCATTGGTAAAAATGATTTTGATTCTGCGAGCAATTTAATAACAGTCCCCGTGCTATATGGTAGTAGAGACCGAGTTGTGTCTTACATTTTTTCAGAACAGACTCAGAACAAAATGATCAAACTGCCGATGATGAGTGTGGGTTTAATTGGTTTAGATCTGGCGCGCGATAGGCTTGCTGGACAAAATCAAGAACGTAAAGAAGTCAAGCTTAAGCGTGGTGGTACTATACCAGACGATTTGCAGCAACACACAATGCTGAAGCCAGTGCCATATGAAATAACAATGGAACTTGCTATCAATGCAAGCAACACAGATCAGCACTTTCAAATACTAGAGCAGATAATGCTTCTCTTCAACCCATCTCTGCAAATCCAAGTTTCGGACGCATATGGTAACCAGCAGAGCATTATTGAAGTCTTTTTACAATCATTGAATCTAGAAGAAAACTATCCAGCTGGGACTGATAGTCGGATTGTATCATCCACTCTAACATTTCAATATATTATGTATTTGGCGTCACCCGTAAACCTGAAAGATGAAATTATAAAATCCATTCAGATTAGGATTAATGGTGCAGGTGAGAGTGGCTTCTCACCGTCTGAGCTAAATGATGGAAAAATAGACCCTTTTATTATTTCTACTAAAGACGCGCCGACTAATTAAATTACTAAAAAACAGTTACAACGTTCATAAATAGTAGTAACGATAATTATTATTGGGAGATATCCAAATGGCAACACTAGTTAGTCCCGGCGTAGCGGTAGACGTAATTGACGAGTCCTTTTTCATTCCGGGCCGTCAGGCAACAGTACCGCTTATCTTCGTTGCTACGGCAGACGAAAAGGCGCAATCAGATGGCTCTACACCAGCAATCGGTACGTTTGAAGATAACGTAATCCGCACCGTAACCAGCCTGCGTCAGTCCGCACAGCTATACGGTACCCCACGATTCCTGACTGATTCAGCAGGAAATCCACAGCACGGCGATGCGCGAAACGAATATGGCCTAGATGCTCTAAACAAGTATCTAGAAATTGGCGACCGCGCATATGTAATTCGTGCCAACATCAACTTAGACGACACCTATGCAAATACGAAGGCACTATGGACTTCTAAAATCGCAGATTCGGGAGACACACTAAACGCACTTGTTGTCGATTTTATTACTGAATACAACGAAGAAAATGGTTTGGTCCCTGCTTCGCCGGGATACAAGGAGACTGTAACCTCTTCAGAACTAAAGACACTAGTAGATACTGCTCTAGAAGACGTATTTTCTAGCTATTCCTTTAGCTCTACTACTTTCCAAGCAGATTTCTTGCAGGATAAGACAATCGATATCGAAGGGTATCAGGAAGTGATTTATGATAACACTGGTGGTAACATCACAGGTTCCGATAACACGGGCCTAAACAATGATGCTACCCAGTATGGTTTCGAAATTACAGTATCTGACAACGGTGGTGTAAACACGTTTGTTGTGGCAGTTGCTGGTCAGGATGCACAGACATTTGCGGAGCTTATCTCTGAAATGGAAGCTGCTATTCAGGGTGTGACGGGCGATGCGGGAACTGTTGTTGAAATTCTTGCAGGGCGCATCCGCATCACTTCGGGTCTGGCGGGCGCAACATCGTCAGTTGACATCATTTCGGATGGGTCTAGTGGAACTACTGCTCTATTTGCAAACACAAACTTGTTTAACTCGTTTGCTGCCCCAGTATCGGGCACAGGGCCGGGACCATTAAGCATTTACACCGATGACTTCACCTTGGTGATAGATACATATGATGGTCTTAATGCCATTCTAGATAACTGGACTGCGGGTGGAACAGTTGCAACCGAATTCACTGCAAGTGAATCTGAAGGTGTACTTCTAGCAGCAGGAGCAGATTTTGATAATACCCTAGAGTTCCGCAATGGAACCTCATTGGGCGCAAATGATGCGGCACGCCGTGCAGCTATCGTACAGCAGATTCAAGATGCAATCAACAACCCAAACAGTCTGATTCGTTCCGACCGTTTTGACTACAACCTAGTTCTAGCACCGGGATATTGGGAGGCTACCGATGAGCTTCTACGTCTCGCAGAGGATCAGGATGGTGAAGTATTCGTTATCGCTGATACCCCGTTTGACCGTGCACCAACCGGACCAAATGGAATTGTTGAATGGGCAGATGATAACAAAGTATTCAGCAACCTAGTTGCATACTATTACCCACATGGCATAACGTCAAACATTGACGGTGCAAATATCATGACAACCGCTGCATCTGGTGCACTTCGAGTATTTGCGTTCAGTGATCAGAATGGAGAACTGTGGTATGCACCAGCTGGACCAACCCGTGGTGGTGCAAGTTTCTTCAACCGAATCGGATATGTTTCTGGAACTTTGGGAACCGCAACACAATTTGTTGAAAACGATATCGATAAGGGCACACAGGATACATTGTTCGCAATTGATATCAACTACTTTGCAGACATTGTGAACCGTGGTATCATCTTAATGGCACAGAACACTACACAATCCTCGTCTTCGGCTCTGGATCGAGTAAACGTATCACGTCTAACGGCATTCATTCGTCGTGAACTACGTCGCCGTCTATTCGACTTCCTGTTCGAGCCGAACGATACGCTAACTCGACAGAACGTTAAGGCTGCAACTGATAGTTTCCTTGCAGAACTTGTCAGCCGTCGTGGGTTGTTCGATTACGCCACGCAGGTTGATGATGAGAACAACACTCCGGCAGTTGTAGACCGCAGTGAGCTTGTTATTGATATCGCTATCAAGCCTGTTAAGGCAGTAGAGTTCATTTTGGTCGATCTACGACTAGTTCGAACAGATGCGGTGATTCGATAATGGGATGGCGTCTAGAAAAATCAGCGGTGGAAATCAAGGATTACGCCGCTGAAATGAAAGACTCGTGGAATCGCAGAGACTGGAAAGGGAGAATTGGTCACTTTCCCGTTGATGTTTTCGTGGAAGCGTATCGAAGAATGCCGTATACCCTTGGACATACTTCATTCTTTGGTAACCTAGCATTGTTACTCTATGTAATATTTTGGTAGTAAAAAGGAGGCTTAGCCCCCTTTTTTATGCCTTGATGATTGGTTTTACTTTTTGATCATAGAAGCTATCTAAGCGGTTCTCCAACTTCTCCTTATTTTCCTTTGTAAGCTGGCGCTGCATTGCACTATTCTTCCCATCCACACCATTGTTGAGGATACCCATGGCGATCTTTTTGAATTCTTCTAGGTTGTCACCGAAATATTCTTTCGCAAGGTGCCTGTGTGCAACTTTACCGGTTTCGCGCACACCAGTATCTTCAGTATCCATTTGCTGATTAAGATCATCACATGCTTCGTTGTACTCTTCTATACGATCATGAAGTTCTGCGACAACCTTTTCATACATAGCTTCAAAATATTTTTTACCGTTTACTAGTTGCTCATCTTCGTAACGAGTCTTTGAACCATCACTGTCGCCAGAATAATGTTGGCTCATATAGTTGTCAATACATGCCTTAATGGCAGATGCCCGTTTACGGTCTTTGGCTAAAAATGCATCAATCTCAGTTCTAACGGGAAGGCGATCTTCAACATCAACAACGATATGCATAACACCATCCTTTTTACCCAAACGAACAGACGGGGCGTCAGATGGTCGAATGGTCATGAATAAATCGACAGCACTGTTTTTGGTAATACGGCCTATATGAAAGCAGATTTTGTCTTTGTCAAAATCTATATGTGCATCATCAAGTACGTCAAGCATTTTTTGGTAAATTAGATCGGAACTGGCTTGTTCTTGAAGAACCATCTCTGTAATAAAAGTTTTGAACTTAAGCATCGTGGACTCCATTATGTACATATATTTATTTGTTGGGCAGTTAAAAACACATAAAAAATAAGTACATGTTGTATAAATACTTGTAGTAACCTTTATGGAGAATTACCAATGGCATTGATTACTGACTTGGGTGTTGACGGTGGCGGCATCGCTCAACCGAGATTAAAGCACAAGTGGGCAATCACCTTCCAGAATATGGCGGGTGACTCCGAACCCCTGCGTCTGAACGCGATTAGTGCAGATCGACCAAAATTGCAATTTGAAGAAGTTGTACTTGATCGTTACAACTCAAAAGCATATGTTGCTGGTAAGCACTCCTTCGAAGTTTTGAACGTGACATTTGAAGACGATCTAAATGGCGGTGTTACATCTGCTATTCAGGAACAACTAGAGCTACAACAGAATATCATTGGTCTAAACGCAGCACCACGTCTGCCGTCCGCAGCAGCAGGGCAGGATTATAAGTTTGCGGTTAAAATGGACCTACTTGACGGTAACACGCGGGTCGTGGAAACTTGGGTTCTAGAAGGTGTATTCATTCAGAACGCAGACTTCGACGGCGTAGACTACGCTGCATCTGAATCTATCAAGGTCACCGTTGCATTCCGTTATGACCACGCTCGACAGAACGTCAATCCAGACGGTGTATCAGGTAAGGCTACCGGTGGTGCTGGTTCTACGGGAAGCGGTTTCATCCTATAATCTTAAGGTGAGAGCCACGGGTGGTGCCTTGGCTCTGTTGGTAAAGGGGGGGGGGCTCGTGTTTGCGAGCCCCCCTTTTGTTATAAATACTACAAACAGCAGAGGTTAACATGGCTAAAGGTTCATTTAAAAACTTATCATACCGTGCGGGGATAGCTAACACTGAGCAGGGTGTTATAGATAAATTTTCAACTATTGCACGGCCTAAGTTAAAGTTTAACTTTACAGTTACTTTTAAATTCAGAAATCCAACGTTTATTGGCGGTGTCGGTGGGAAAGGTGACGATGGTACTATGTTTGATGAGGTTACGTTTGCACTAAAGCAAGCCTCTCGTCCCAATCCAACCATAATGTACCAAGATGTAAATTTCTATAATTATAGAACCAAGGTTGCAACCAAAGTTGATTATGGTACTATGCAACTTACGTTCTATGATGATGTGCAAAATAATGCACATAATTTATTTGAAGTTTATTTAAAGATGATCAGCCCCATTGCAAACGCCAATGCCGGCCGAGCGAGTATGTTGGCAAATGAATCTATGCCTTCAAGAAACAAAGATTTCAATATTGATCCGGGCACAGTTCTAGAGGGTGGTACTGGATCACTTGGACCACTTCCTAACCAAAATGGTGGCCAGTATGGACTTTTGGAAAATATAACTATTCGCCATTGGTTCTTTAGTCAGACGGAAAAAAGAATTGAAGGTCCGCCAGAAGTGGATGCTTTTCAGGTGGGCAAAACTTCAATAGAAAACTCAACAGGTAACACACTCGACCCTGAAAATATCAGCTATGTGGAATATCAATTCCTAAACCCCAAGATAATTAACATGACCTTCGATGAGTTGGATATGGCAACATCTGACGCTAGTACTATAATGTCAACGTTCAATTATGATTCAGTTTATATCAATTCACCAATGTCTACACGACCAGAAGCTGAAACGCAGCCGGTATTTCCAGATGATAATAAGTTCACACTAAATGACGTAAGGGCTAAAATTGTAGATATCCAGAGGCTCATACGACGAGTAAAACGTTTGGATACTCTTCCAGATATTTCGGTGTTAGAAACGGCTGGCCTAATTGTCCCACCAATAACTGGAAATCTGCCAAACATTCAACTGCCAAAACCGGTAGTTGATAATTTGCCACCTATACTAAATTTCTAATATGTACAAGAACAATAATTGGCGACAGAGTTACTATGAAGTAAAGAACCCCCAGAAGTATAAGGGAGACGTAAAAAATGTCTTCTATCGTTCTTCTTGGGAGTTTGAAGCATTTAAGTTTTGTGACAACAACCCCAACGTATTGGAATGGTCGTCCGAAGAAATCATTATACCATATGCGATGCCTACCGAAAGTGGTGGGGTAAGACCGGCCAAGTATTATCCTGATCTTTATATGAAATATAAGAATACATCAGGCAATATATGTCAAGAACTTATTGAAATAAAGCCTAAGAGAGAAACACGCCCATCACAAGCAAGAAACCCAAAGACAAAGATGATGGAAAACGCTACTTACCAAAAAAACATGCTTAAATGGGAAGCTGCACGTAAATGGTGTCAACACAACGGGATGATTTTTCGAGTTATAACCGAGAACGATCAGTTCAAATAGTCATCAAGTTGGGTTCAAAACGCTAAATATAAGAAAGGATTGAGGAATATCAATGCGCAAGATTGCTGAAACAGCGGCAGGGGGCAGCACCGGAGCCGGTTCTATTGCCACCGTACCGAGCAACCGTCTAGGTGGCATGCAGACTCGTATGTCGCTTGTGGACTTTATGAAGAAATTTTACGGTCGTATGAACAACCGTAATAAGTTTCATCCTTTCAAAATGGAAGGGTCTATTCACAGAATAGTAGAAACCGCAGGTTTCCCATATCAACTAGACGATGCTACCTCTCGTATGAAATCTATGCAAATGCAGGGTGAAATTGAGAGCTACCATAAAGAGACTGATGTTATAACCTATGGTATTGAAGATGACGAAGGTTCGCTGATGAAAGTCACCGTTCCTATCGATCAGGGTGAAGAGTTCGAACGCCATGTTGCACAATCATTGGCAGACGTTATGGACTTCAAGAAGACTGGACATGGTGAAGACAAAACTCTGGCCGAACTCCTATATGAGTTAAAGGATCAGTTCACCATCATCAATGCAGAGTTCCCCCAGATTCCTAAAGACGCAATATACAATGCGTCCGAGATTACAGAAGACCTGCCCGATGGTGAAGAAGGCGATGATGCCGACTTTGATGGCGAAGAAGGCGATGATGCCGACTTTAATGGTGATGGAGGGGATATTGGTGACGAAGAAGGTGATGGTCTAGACTTTGATGGCGAAGGTGACGACGAGGATAGTGACCTTGGTGTTGATTTCGAAGACGGTGAAGAAAGTGAGGAATCTCTACTGAAGTCTATCCTTGGAATGTTAAAATCACAGGCAGAGCGCGATATTGCCCAAGCAAACGCAGAAGCTGAAAAGGCCAAAGCAAAACAGGCCGAACTGGCACTATCCTCTTCACAAAAAGAAATGTCACAGCAAGAAGAAATGGTTGCTGCAGAAGCAGAACTAGATGCCGAGAAAGAGCGCGAAAAAAAGGCTAAGAAAATGGCCGAGCTTGCAAAATACAACATTAAGAAAAGACGCAACGAAGGTTTTTCTCCGCTTTTTAGAGAAGCTCTTGACCCAAACGCCAACCGTATGTCTGTGCAGCGTGACCGTATGAATATTCAGCAGACAATGAAAGCTGATAACGACGCAAGTCCAGAAGACAAAGCTTTCATTCAGCGTCGTAAGCAGCAAGCGTTGAGAATTAATCAAATTGAAATGCGTGCCGCTATGGATAAAAAGCGACATGAGCGAGAACAACAAATGAAAGATCGGGAGCAAGAGCAAGACCCGAATCAAGACCCGAATCAAGATCAAAATCAAGATCAAAATCAAGATCGTAGCGCACGTCAACCAAGGGGTCCACAATGACACGACTATTTAATATTCTAGACGAATCACTTCTAGAGTTCGAGCAAAAATTAACTGAAGGCGATGAGCGACTTATCAACGAAGCAAACACGGCATATGATAAGATGGTCGATATGCTAGACGAAATTAATGAACTTCGCGAAATGCTTTCTGGTGAAAAATTATCACCCCAAGCGAGATTAGTTGCAAATCAAATCATTGACGAGATGAGCAAAGAAATACCATTCGATGAATATCGTACTATGCTTGAGAAGGTGGAGCGACAGTTCCGCCGCTATAGTGGGCAAGACACGCTTAAGCGCCAGTACCGTTGTACGACTGGACAGAAAGCCGGTAGAATTGTTACTTCGCCTGAAAAATGTGGCATTCGCAAGGACCCAATGGCTGTGCGTCGTGGAAAGAAAGCATCTCGTATGAAAAAGGGGCAGCGTGTACGTAAGACACAGTTCACTAAGCGTAAGACAGCTTCTAAGCGTCTAGTCCGATTGAACAAAGCTATGGGAGGCGATAAGTAATGTATTTCAAAAATGGCCAAGAGCTTTTGGAGTTCATGAACACTATCGACCTAGATAAAAGCACCCTAATCTTTAAGGAGAGTGCTAAAAAGCCGTGTGCATGTGAGGGTAAGAGCAAATGCCAGTGCCCGCCTAAGAAAGACGACACAGTGGCCGAAAGCATGGTCAAGGTTAGCGACGCGGCAACCAAAATCATAGTAGAATCTTTTGTTGAATCTGAAGAATTCGATCTTGTTACGTCGGAAACTGTAGATGAGAATATTTTCTATGTCAACGACTACGAAGCTATCGAAAATGCATGCGGCACTGGCCGTCTGCAAATTGGTGAAACTACTACGTTTATGAATATGTGTGAAATGGATAATAAGGCAACCGTTCATTTGGATATAGTTGTTGAGGGTAAACAGCGTACAAACGTACCATTCACATTACTTAAAACTAGCGTAGCACCATATTTAGTTTTAAGCAAGTAACATTTAATGTGCAGAATTATACATACCCTTGTAGCTATAAATTCTAGGAGTAGGTATGAATAAATCACCTTTTCTCGTTGCAAGAGAATTGGTTTCCCCGCTTCAATGTGAAGATATGATATCACGCCTGAAGCATACGATTCCAAACACAGACCAAAAGGGCGACCCCACGGTTACCTATAAGGGTAACAGGCTTTCTGAGATGCGAGTTGCTCCAATATTCAGAGAGCTATTGCCGAACGCGGAAAAGCATTTTGGATTTGAAACAAAAGCATTGACTCCCTTCGTGTTTGAATGGTACCCTACGGGGTTCTCAGGATCAAAGGCTACGTCAGAAGCATATAAGCTTAATAAAAAGCGGGGCCATGAGTCAAGTTGGCAAAAAATCAAAGATTATGACTTTACCGTAGTTGTATTCTTAAACGATGCCAACACTGGCCTAGATTTTGATTCCGACTTCGAAGTTCGTGGCGGCAAACTAGAGTTCCCATCACATGGGTTTGGCTTTAACCCACAACGAGGCACTGCTGTAATATTCCCGTCTCGTTCTAATTTCATAAATGCAATAGCTCCAGTAGAGCTAGGCGACCTCAACCTGATAAGATTCCAGATAATAGCCAAAAAAGAATTCGCTTATAACATGGATGACTTCCCCGGTGGTTATAAAGAGTGGTTTGGTGAATAGTATTACTTGAAATCTCCTGTGAATAGTGGCATACTATGCCACGCTCTCTGATAAGAGAATAATAACAACAAGGAGATCATATGAGCGACTTAAGTGAATTTCAGCTATCTACCAACCCGGACGACATTCAGTCCATCCGAAATAAGATCACGGAAATCTCTGCACAACAGCAGATGATCAAGGATCGCCAAGAAGCAATCAAAGAAATCAAGCAAGACCTCAAAGACGGTTTTGAAATGCCGACTTCCCTCATCAATAAGCTGGTCAAAGCCCTTGACGACGACGCTTATGTAGAAATGACAACCGAAAACAGTGTCTTTGAATTAGTCCGAGAGACTGTTTTGGGCGATGCAGGTTTGCCTGATGATAATACATTAGAGGACGATGCGTCGGGAGGATACTAAATACCCCTCCACAACACACGAGGGGTATTAACATATGACATATATTTCTACAGCACTAGCCGACAGCAAAAATGATGTGATTGTCTGGTCACGGAACGAAGACGGGGAGCGAGTCACAAATAGATTCGAAGCCCCGTACTTCTACTACGTGGAAGATGACGAAGGAACCTATAAAGACCTATTTGGGAACCAACTTGTTCGTCATGATTTTTCCGCATCTAAAGACTTTTTCTCTGCGCGCAAGAAGCTCGTAGAGAAGGGTTATAACATGTATGAGTCAGACATATCTCCAGAGTACAAAGTGCTCTCACAGGAGTTCTATGGGGCTGATATCGGCAATCTGAACGTCACCTTCTTCGATATTGAGAACGACTATAACCGTGACATTGGTTACGCTACAATAGACAACCCATACGCTCCAATTAACTCGGTTGCTCTATACCATGTGCATTCTGGAAGAACTGTTGTCCTTGCAGTAGCACCGGACACACGTCCGGGGTATTCGCATGATGATCTGCCTACAGATATCACAGATGATGCCGAAGTAATTATATGCAAGGACGAGAAATCTCTGCTAGAGTTTTTCTTCCTCGAAATCGAAGATAGTGATGTTATCAGTGGGTGGAACTCGGATTTCTTCGATGTGCCTTACGTCTATGAGCGTGCAAACCGCGTCATGTACAAGAACGCCGGAAATAAGTTATGCTTTAATAACCGAGAGCCACATTATCGTGAAGTTGAGCGATATGGTAATACCCAGAAGAAGTTGATGCTTCAGGGACGTGTTTCTCTCGATTATTTGGACGTGTATAAAAAGTTCGAGCCCAGTGAGAAGTCGAGCTATGCATTGGAAAATGTTGCGGAAGAAGAACTTCCACATTTGCCGAAGTTGGAATATGAAGGATCGTTGTATACGTTGTATCGTGATAATTTCGAACACTTTATACGATACAACATTCGAGACACGGTAATTCTTAAGGGTCTTGAGGAAAAGAAGAAGTATATAAAACTCGCTATTCAAATGTCCCACATGGCAACCAGTAAGATTGAAGACGTACTAGGCACCATCAAGGTTGCAGAAATGTCTATCATCAACTATTGCCATTATGATTTGGGGGTGCAAGTCCCTAACTCTAAGGAACATGAAGATAGAGCACAAAAGTACCATGGTGGACTTGTTATTCCTCCAAAAATTGGTATGCATGAATGGGTTGCTTCGCTTGACTTGGCCTCACTATATCCATCAACGATGCGTTCATTAAATATTAGTCCAGAAACAATTGTAGGACAGTTTGCGGAAGGGCAGCACGCTTTCGAAGTGCTACGTGGCATACCGTCGAATACTACTAAGCTAACATTTATAGGCGAAGATTCTGGGAATACCGTAAGGTCTACTGCTTCTAAATTTAAAAAACTGTTAATAGAACAGAATTGGGCGGTAAGTGCGGGCGGTACCGTGTACAGGCAAGATGTAGATGGGGTAATTCCAGCTATTCTTACAACATGGTTTTCTGAGCGTAAGAAATATAAGAAGCTGATGAATGATGCTCGTACCGTCGGTGATAGTGAAGTATATGAATACTACGACCGCTTGCAGTATATCAAAAAAATTCAGTTGAACTCTATGTATGGTGCATGTGGTAGTAAGTACTTCAAATTCTATGACGTGCGATTAGCGGAATCGACCACACTATCTGGTCAGGAGATTCTAATACATATGGCAAGTAAGGTATCTGAAGTTTTGACGGGCGAATATGAAGTAGAAAACGATTCTATCATATATGGCGACACCGACTCCGTGTACTTCAAGACCTACAAAGACAATAGGAAAGATGCCCTTGAGGTTGCGAATCACCTATGTGACGAAGTAAATGCATCTTACCCAAAGTTTATGAATGCCACATTCAACTGTGATACGCCGCATTGTCAACTCATGAAGGCCGAGCAGGAAATTATTACTGACAGAGGAATCTTCATCAAGAAGAAGTATTATATCCTCCATCTTGTCTCCGATGATGGGAAGGAAGTCGATGAGATGAAGAATATGGGCGTGCCGATCAAAAAGACGACACTCCCTAAGCCAATCAAGAAAAAACTGAGTTCTTTCATTGAACGGCTGTTGAGGGGTGAAGACTGGGATATTATTGGTCGAGAAGTTGTGGCGTTCAAGGAAGAACTAAAGAACCTTGAAGACGTTCACATGTTTGGACTACCCAAAGGCGTTAACAAGGTTGAATATTACACTGGAAAATTCAAAGAAAAGGAACCCGGATTGAGAGTCCCCGGACACGTATCCGCTTCTATCCTGTGGAACACTTGTCTAAAGAGCTATAAGGATAAAGATTCACCCCGAATCATATCTGGTAGCAAGATTAATGTCTACTATCTTACACGTCCCATTGACGGGTTTAAGAGCATTGCTGTACCGAAAGATATAACCGTGATCCCTGATTGGTTTACCGATCATTTCACTCCACTAATTGATCGGGATGCACAGATAATACGACTGGTAGACAAGCCAATGGAGATTATGGTATCTGCCGCTGGCATCAAGGTACCTACGAAGAAAAAACTAATATTTGAGGATGAATTATTTCTATGAAACTAGACAACGCAACGGTTAATTTGATACTGAATGCCACCAATCTTGGATGTATCTTGGGTATTGATGGACTCATTTTAGATGAGAATGCCATCCGTGGTTACAATGACGACCAAGGTGTAATGGTATTGGCGAGAGGACCCTATGATTTTGAGTTCAAGAACATCGGAATATCAAGGCTACCGAGCCTAAAACAAAAGATGAAACTCATCAGCGAGTCCGAAGTAGAAGTCGAGGCCGTACCTCGCAAGTCGAACCCGGATGTGATCGAAAAATTGAAGTTCGATTGTGGTAGGATCAACTTCGAATTCAGATGCGCTTTGGCAAAGGCAATCAAAGACGTACCTTCTTTGAAGATCAATAAGACACCAGTCTTTCAGTTTGAGTTAACCGAAGACGACTATACGCTCATGACAAAGAGTGCTTCAGCCATGCGCAGTAAAAACATGACCATACAGAGTAGCGATAACGGAGTACGTCTGCGTTTTTCAGATGATACTGGCGATATTCTTAATTGTGATGTTCAGACAACCCTCGATAGTAGTGGAGACATAGAAGATATGTCTCTTACTATCAACCTAAAGAAGATGCTACCAATTTTCCGACTAGCGATTCAATCGGGAAAATTCACACTAAATATACTAAAAAGCAACATAGTTTATATCGAAATTGGTGATATGGAAATCTATGTAATGCCGGAGGTATAACACATGGCTTGGAATTGGTGGGAAAAATTAACGGAATCGGAGGAAACCCGAAAGGAGCGCGAGTTCCACGAGTTTGCAAAGACGGAAGATTTTCGCAAGATGCTCCATGCAGAAGCAAAAAGCATTGTAGAGGAATCCAAAAAGCAAGACGAAGAAGATAAAAATAAAGCAAAAGCTGACCATAAGAAGAGAATTGATTACGCGAAGAAGAACTTGTCAGAACTTGGACAAGAGATGACAGATAGCCCGGAGCCGTTTGTGAATGTACTCAGTATCGGGTTCACCGCTGAAAATGGAATCGAAGTTAAACTAGACTACAATAAATCATTCATTCGCTATCTGAAAAAAGCAGGTATCAAAGCTTCAAATGACGAAGAGACAATTAGACTGTGGTTGGCTCATCTGAACTATGATATTAGTGAAGAAGCCAAGGCTGAAGATTATCTAATGAACGGTGTTTCAGACAACGAAATGCCATCAATGAGTTATGATGAACTATTTGGAGTAGATGATGACGATGAAGACGAACTTGATTCTGGATGGGAACAATCTTCTGCACCGAACGTTCCACGCAAATAATCGGAGCGGTGAACCGGATGATGTAGTGATTGGGCTGTGTATACATTCAGCACTGACTACAATGAACAAATATTACAATATGTTCAACCCGGACGACATTATTATGACGTTTGACTCACATTCGTGGCGTAAAGAGTATACGAAAGATTTATCAAAGTGTGTGACAAACAAAAAGTATAAAGGAACACGCAGAGCAAATCAAACTCCGAAAGAGGTGCGGTTATTCAAACTACTGGATGATCACATTGATGAGCTTTACGAACTATTATTGCATAGAACAGCTGTATTAACTTTGAGGCGTAACCTTCTCGAAGGTGATGATTTAATGGCAGCATACGTCCAAATGCACCGTGATGATCAAAACATCATCATTAGTGGCGATAAGGATATGATTCAACTATTGAAATATGAAGGCACTCGACTCATAAATCCTGCAACAGATGAAGATCGAACTCTCAAAGAGTGGGATGATGATGCTGGTCTATTTCTTTTTGAAAAATGTGTTCGCGGTGATTCTGGGGATAACGTACAGAACGCTTATCCCCGCCTTAGAAAGATTAAGCTGTTCAAGGCGTACACCGATCAGTATGAGCGTGAAAACATCATGAACCACACGTTTATCCAGCATGAGGAAGTGTCTAAAGATGAGTACGCCGATGTAGAGTATCATACGGGTGCGTTGTTCAAGGAAAATATCGTCTTAATGGATTTGGCCGCACAACCCAACGTCATTAAAAAAGAGATGGTCAAAGAAGTATTATGTGCTAAAAAGAATCGTGCGAAATATAATCATCGCAAGTTTCTTAAATTCTGTCAGGTAAATGAACTACCAAATATCATTGAAAGGGTAGAAGCATTCGTCCCAATGCTCACAGTATCCTGATTATTCGCTCTGCTTACCACCAGTATTTGCGTAGAACGCAAATAGCGGTGTGGCCAATCCAATAACAGTTGTAACAAAGGTTGTCTGTGCCGTGGTAGGCCCACCGATAACATCACCAATTGAACATGCAAGCTGGTGAACTTGTTCAGGGTCTATTCCGGTAGCAAGATATAATTCGATTAAAGATTGGTCACAAACTTGGGTGACTGTTGTCTCAATAGATGTATACCATGTATATAGTTTATATACTAAGACACCATATATTGTCAAGAATAAACGGGGAATTATGCGATACGCATTAATGATAGCACCAAAAGCAATTTTATTGTTTGTTGCATTGTCGCGTTTTTCATCTTCGAACTTAAATTTTTCGCGTTCGAGTTTTAGGTTTTCAAGCTCTTGCTCAACTCGCTCTTTTGTTGCTTCTAAAGTTTCTTTGTTTTTTTCCATCGCTGGCTCCATATGATTATTTATAAAGGTTTGAATAGTGTCTGAAAAAAAGAGCACCACAAAAAGAGGAAGACCTCGCGTAAATCTGGAATTTAGAGAAGCTCGCGAACTCATAAGAAATGAACAAATTTCTTCGGTTGTGCAGTTTAAGCGGTGGTGGGCTCTCAACACTCCAGCAAGAATACCAAAGCGTCCAGATCGGGCATATAAGCACGAGTGGGAAGGTTGGAATGATTTCTTGGGATCGAATAATCCATTTCCATGCGTGAAGCAACACTTCAGGTCCTTTAAGGAGGCCCGAGCATTTATACAGCAGTTAGGGCTGACAACTAAATCGGAATATATTGAATATGCTAAATCGTCTAGAAAGCCAGCAGACATTCCGTCAAGACCTGATTTAATCTATAGGAAAGACTGGTTCACATGGGCTGATTTTATCGGTGCGGATATTGCTAGTGTAAAACGTAATATCGAAACCGCAGATGCTATGTTCTTTATAATCAACAATCCGGGCCGTCCAAACAACGTGTATCAATTCGGTATCACTATGGATAACGTTCAGGATATCGTTAAGGCGCAGCAAAACCAACGCTTTAAGATTGTGGGGTTATATTACTGTAATATAGAATTCGATTGGACAGGCTTTGCGGAAGAATATGGTCGAGAATACTGGGAATCGGGTAGGCAAGACGAATACCTAGTCCCCAATATACATGATTTCATATTCCAGATAAGTGATTTTGTGGAACCAGTTAGGAAGCAATAGCCCGTAAGAATGCCTTAACTATTGGCTTGTGGATGTCTCTACCTTCCAGTAGAAAGTCTTCAACTACCATCCAATAGGAGGCCCCCGTTTCGTAGGTAGTTTCCGTGAAGTTTGTGGGGTCTTTGATTAGTCCATAGAAAATTTCAGTATAGCCCAAAAAGTTACCGAGGGGCTCAACTGAACACACGTTACTTTCGACTAAACCGACTTCTTCACTGGCTTCACGCAGTGCCGCAGTCCTAGCATCTTCACCCGGATCAATTTTACCTTTTGCGATTTGTGGCTTGTCACCACCAAACTTTGGGTTAGATGGGACCATGATCATGATGTAAAGCTCGTCACCCTCCACATAGTACGGAATGAATCCGGCTCTTGGAATTTTCTTGTTGACCTTTGACATAGGCTATTCTCCTAACCTATTTAGTATAGCCCGGATCACCATCAAAATCAACCTATAAATAATGGTATCAATTTTGTGTTTATAGGAGAAACATCATGGGAACCAGAATTATACAGAAGCACCCAGAACTACCACACGTCGGTTATGTCGATTTGGATGATAACCACGTAGCTGTGGAAGTTGTGGTGATGAAGCAGGATAAGAGCAACGGTGATCTATATTACATTAAGACTGAAGATATGGATGCAATCGACCGTAGACGACTCGAAACAATTCTTAAAAAGCGCGATGCTACAAAATATCCGCTATGGGACTTGCTCGAGAACACCGTTCTCGGTAATGGTGAGAACGCACTTGAGTTCTTCCACCAGATGGTGAAGGTGAAGACTGCTGGTGGTCAAACCCTTGTACCGGGACAAGGACGAAAGGGTATCGCACTTGGCCCCGATCCAGATACGCCGAACTCCTGATAATAAAAAGGGCTCCCTCGGGGGCCTTTTTTAATTATGTGAATTTCATTATCCTGTGGAGACGATAAATAGTTTCACAAAGTACAATGACAGGAGTACATATGGAAGCCAACACCATTTTTGTGCAGATCGCAAGCTACCGCGATCCACAACTAATTCCCACCTTAAATGATTTGATTGAAAACGCAGCCCACCCCGAAAACTTGCATATTTGTGTATGCTGGCAGCATTCAGATGAAGATGAAGCAATTGATGTTTTCCTTGACGCTGGGTTTATTCCACTAGGTTATGAGCACCCCGACGATAAGGAATACGTCCGTATTACGTTTGATCGTGACGGTACAAAACTTTCCGTGCTGGATATTGATTTTAACGACACGGAAGGGGCCTGCTGGGCTCGATATCAGATTCAAACATTCTACGAAGGTGAAAAATATACACTACAGCTTGACTCACACCACCGTTTCGTAGAGAATTGGGATGACGTATCTATTAGCATGCTGGAAAGCGTGCGTGATGAAAGCCCTAAGCCAGTATTGACGGCATATATCCCATCGTTTGATCCAGACAACGACCCAGAAGCTAGGGTGCAAGTTCCTTGGAAAATGGATTTCGATAGATTCATCCCAGAGGGCGCAGTGTTCTTCCGCCCAAGTACAATGGAAGATTGGAAAGAGCGAGATAAACCAATGCGTTCTCGTTTCTATTCTGCACATTTTTGCTTTGCGGACGGGTCATTTGTTGAAGACGTACCACATGACCCTGAGTATTTCTTCCATGGTGAAGAAATCTCTATTGCAGTAAGAGCATACACTTGTGGATATGATCTTTATCATCCACATGCGCTCATAGCGTGGCACGAGTATACGCGAAGCTACCGAACGAAAGTTTGGGATGATCACACGACTCCCGCCAAGAATAGTGGAAAGATTAAACTAGACTGGGTAGAGCGTAACAACCTATGCCATCGCCGCAACAGAATTCTATTCGGCATGGATGGTGAAGAATCTAATCAGATTGATTTTGGCGTTTTTGGGTTTGGTACCGAACGCACAGTTCATGAATACGAAGAGTATGCTGGTATCTCATTTGAATACCGGGGCGTTCAGCAGCAGACACTGGATAAAGAAGAGCCACCGAATAAATTTGAATATACAAGCGAAGGTGAATGGGTTAATTCGTTTGCACGATCTAATGATGTGCATGTAGTTGTACATCGTGATGAGATTGAAGGTCTCTTCGATGAAGACGGTAATATGCTCGATGATTTGTCCTTTGCTTACGTCGGAACCCATGATGTCAACGATGACGAAGTTTATCGAAAGGACTTGGACAGAGATGCACTGTATGCCGAACTCAATAAGGAAAATGGATTCGTGGAATATAGGTTGATTTTCTTGTCAGCCAAGCGTCCAGAATCTTTCACTTTCTGGCCACATAGTGAATCTAAAGGCTGGTTGAATAAGATCACAAAAACGCTCGACTACTAAAAGGTCGATTATGAAGGACGAGCTAATTATTGCAGCTTATGGTTCACATAATGCAACCGTTGCAATGTTTTACAAAGGCAACTACACTGTAATAGAAGTTGAACGCTGGGTAAGTAAAAAGAACGCGGGCCTGATTACATATCTGCCCGCCGCATACCCACAAGTAATTTTTGACGAAATAACCGACTATCTTTTATCCCAGACGGATAGAAGTGATGTTGATTTATACCTAACCAACTACAACGACTTGAATCGGTTGAAGCCTAAGTTTAACTACAAAGCACACAAGAACTTTGACCATCATGAAGCCCATGCCGCGACTGCATTTTATCAATCACCCTACGAAAGGGCTGTGACCTTCACATATGATGGTGGTGGTGATGCAGGCTTTTTCAACGTCTATATGGCAGATAGACAAAGTGGTGTAACGCTTCTTGAACGCTTCAATCAAGACCTTGGCTTTGCATACATGATTCTTGCAGACCATCTTGAAGATATTAGACGTGACCCATTGAACATCGGCAACCTAGTGTACGCTGGGAAGTTGATGGGGCTATGTTCATATGGTAATGTGCGAGAAGAATGGTTGCCCGCATTTACTGAGTTTTATGAAACGTTTAATTATCATGGCGATTCGTATATTGGTGGTGCGGAGGCTGCCAAAGACGCACTCCCTCGACTAATGCAAAGACTTGGAGTTGAAGGTTTCAACAACAAGACCCGTATCAGTGGCCAATTTGCATGGGACCTTGCTGCTACTACTCAGAGAGTATTTGAAGATCAATTTTATAAGTTCGCACAACCATATTTCGATAAGTACCCCGACCTCCCAGTTACTATGGCTGGGGGCTGTGCGCTTAACGTAATTCTAAACTCTCGCGTCTTAAAAGATCGTAACGGTAAATTGTTTGTACCACCGAATACAAGCGACTGTGGCGTGGCTGTAGGGGGTCTCTTGCTATATCAAAAGCCAGAGAACCAAGTTGACCTGACCTATAGTGGAACACCTATTCTAGACGAGCATATGTTCTCATCGTATATTGAGAACAACAGTTTTTCTATTGTGGAGGACGTTAATGTTAAGGGGTTGGCGGAGTTCATCAAGCACGGTAATATTGTAGGTATCATTAATGGAAACTCAGAACATGGTCCGCGAGCATTAGGCAACCGGAGCATTATGTGTAACCCCGTTGGTGATATGAAGGATGTACTAAACGATAAGGTTAAGGATCGAGAGTGGTATAGACCATTTGCACCTGTCGTGCGATTAGAAGATGCACCCGTGTACTTTGACTTCCCCGAAGGTGTGCAATCGCGGCATATGACATACGTCGCAACTATTCGCGAAGAGTACCGGGATGTTATCCCTGCCGTGACCCACGAAGATGGTACTGGTAGAATTCAAACTGTTACGGCACAGCAAAACCCATTCTTGTATGAACTTCTAACGGAGTTCAGCCATATTTCGGAAGAGCATGGGGTATTGCTGAACACGTCATTTAATGTCAATGGCAAGCCTATTCTAACCCGTTTATCCGAAGCATTGGAGATTCTGAGCACGACAAAGCTTGATGCTGTTTACTACAAGAACAAACTAGTTTTTCGTCGTGGAGAGGAAGAGAAGTTTACAAAAAACATTATCAGTGAAAACATTCAACCACTTTCAGATCAGACAACAGTTTATTTAATGACGTATGAGGATGCTTCTTTTGATCACAATACAACTACACATAAGATAAGAGAAGTTCTTGCTACCGGTCAAAAGAATGTTGTAGTGGTTGGGACGCCTGATACTCTAGCTATCCTTGAGAGTGAATTCGGTGAAGCCGTTCAATACTTCGAACTTACTCAAAATCTGCTATATTACCATGAAGTTATGCAGGAGACGTATTTTATAGGACTAACCGTAAAAGAGTTCGCTCCGTTTGTGCGTATGCTTTGGATGAAAAACATCATGTACAAGAATCTTTGTCGAACGCAAAATCATATGTTTGTATCACTGGATGAATATGCCTCCGTGGCCAAAAGCGTAAATATGGTATCGAACTTAGCACGCGAAGATGACAAGATTGTAGTTGACGGTGGTCGGTATGGTGGTGTGTTCGTAGAAGATACGCTCAGTAGATATCACAATGACGCCACCATACCATCCATAGTTCCACAGTTTGATATGATCTGGGGCAACATCGATAATATCGAATGGTTATCTGTAAATTATGAAGGCCAGCTATTGAGCTTTATGCGGGGAGCGGTATCTGGAACAGATAAAGACTTCGGTCTTATCACATTCCTCAAATGTGCAGACAAATTTAAGGTGTGGTAATGGTAGATGTGACCTTTGTAACGAGTGTCTATGATGAACTTTTTGAAACTGAATTTGCAGGGCGCAATAATCGGGGCTCACACTATGCGTTTTCGTTGACCCAAATCCATAGAACGGAAGCCCCAATTTATTGCTATACTGACCAGTATAACATCAAAAAGTTTCTACCACCACTACTAGCGTATGGTTGTGATAAAACTCGCTTCTTTAACTTTGATTTAGGAAAATATCAACATCATGCCGAAATATTAAAGATTAAAGGGGAAGTATCTCAGTATGTTGAACAAGGCGCATGGCAGCAGCGGTGCGTAGAAATAATGTGGGGTAAGTTTGACATGCTCATACATGCCGCTGAAACCACAGGTATTGCGCCCGATAAATATTTGTTCTGGATTGATGCTGGGCTATCACACGATGGTATTCTTCCACCTAGTTACAATACGGAATACATTCCACATAAAATTAAACTAGCATCTCTTGACTATCAGTACAGATTCCAATTTGATAAGATTTTTAACAAGAATCTACCACAGTATTTGGTGGATTATATGGGAGATAATAAACTTCTATTCTGCTTCTGCTCGATGCCACAGCATAATGACCCATCACCCTTACCAAATACAAAAATCGGTGGCACTTCGGTCGGTGGCCTATTTGGTGGAGACATTGAAACGGTATATCGATGGGCAAAGAAGGGGAAAGAAGTATGCGCCCAACTTATTGAAGAGCGCTGCTTGATCAAAGAAGAAGATATTCTTAGCCAC